GCGTTGCCTGAGATTCTCTCCGATGCCCTTTCGGTTTCTTTTGATACCCATATTGGTCATGACTTCATTGAAGACTTCGAGAAGCGATATGACTTCTATCATCAAAAGGTTGAGCGTATGCCTTTTGATATTGATCTATTTAATACAATCACTCGTGGCGGTGTTCCACGTAAAACGCTGAATGTAATCCTCGCTGGTACAGGTGTGGGTAAAACATTAATGATGTGTCACTTTGCCGCAGCGAATATGATGGAAGGTAAGAATGTCCTGTATATCACACTGGAGATGGCAGAGGAGCGTATTGCTGAAAGGATTGATGCTAACCTAATGGATGTTCCATTGAATGAGTTAGAGACCTATCCTAAGCAAACATTTGAAACCAAGATCGATCGTATTCGTAAAAAGACTGAAGGTAAACTGGTCATCAAGGAATATCCTACTGCCTCTGTTGGCGCAGGGCACTTCCGTCATTTACTGAATGAATTAAAATTGAAGAAAAAGTTTTCGCCTGATATTATCTATATTGATTATCTCAATCTTTGTATTTCTTCAAGAATGAAAATGGGTGGCAGCGTGAACACCTACACGTATGTCAAAGCAATCGCAGAAGAACTGAGAGGACTTGCCGTTGAAAACAACCTACCGATCTTTACAGCAACGCAGACAAATCGTACTGGGTTCACATCGTCGGATGTGGGACTTGAGGACACGTCAGAATCATTCGGACTCCCAGCAACAGCAGACTTCATGGTCGCCGCCATCTCGTCAGAAGAACTCGAAGGAATGAATCAGATTATGGTGAAGCAGTTAAAGAATCGCTATGGCGATCCTGCGCTTCACCGAAGGTTTGTGGTTGGCGTAGACCGTTCTCGGATGAAACTATATAATGCTGAAACCCAAACATCTATAATACCATCAATTGATGATGTACCTGTGATGGATAATAGTGACTTTGGTGCTGGACTGAAACGCGAACGTGTAGATAAAACGGTGTTTAACTCATGGAAATAAGGAGGCAGAAGATGTTAAAAATTAATTATAAATTTAATGAAGATAAATTGATCGAGGAGTTTAAGGAATACATCGAATCAACATATGACAGTCACTATGGAACTGGAGGTATTCAGTCGCTTGAAGTAATCTCAGACAGAGGTCGTGGTCTAGACTTTTGTTTGGGTAATGTAGATAAATACAATGATCGTTATGGTAAAAAAGGATCGATAGAAGACGCCCGAAAAGATATTTTGAAAATTATTCATTATGGTTTTTTGGCACTCAACGAACACGATCAACAATATGCAGTTCAGACATCAACGATCTCAGGTGATATAGGATTTGACTTGATGTATAACGATGAAGAAGAATTTTTCGCTGATGGAGAAACAGTAACTATATCAATAGCCGATACGGAAGAAATTTATGAAGATTAATATAAAATTAATATCCATTCTATATATGTTGTTCACGCATTGCAATTGTGTGGGATATTATATTCCATACAATACATCTCATACACAATTTGGCAGTAATGATCGACGATAAAGGTTCGGTATTGCTCGATGATCTGAAAGACCGAGCAGAAAAACCGTAAGTCATTGATTCCATTAGAGTTTTTTAGACTTTACTTTGTACTCCTAATTTAGTATAATGGTTGTATTGATTGAGGAGATACCTATATGAAGTTTTCAGTTTACCAGTCTCAAGTTTCTCGCGCTGCTATTGACCGCGTCAACACTAATGGTTGGGAAGTTGCTATCCGCGAGTTCCCCGAACTGGCAGTTGACCGTGATGTCAAATTTTTCGGTAGTGAGCAATTTGAGACTTCAATGTTTCAGTACTATGTCTTGGTTGCCGAGATGACTGACATCTCTAACCTTGAAGATGTTTTCCATGTTGGTAATGGTTACGGCGATCAGTCTAAGATGACTCGCGTTGCTGACCGTATGCATTCTCTAAGTGTTGGCGACATCATTTTCTGTCACGATACCAATACTTTCCTAATGTGCGACCCCGAAGGTTGGACTGGTATTTCTATCAAGGAGGCAGCGTAATGAAAACGGTCAAGGTTCAAGGTGTGCAGTATCCTGCTAAACAACTTCTTGAGTTATTCTCCGATGAGAACATGAAGAAATATCATGCTCGCATTGAGCGTGATCGGGCCCGCGCGGTGAAGCGCAGAAAGGGTCAGATAGATTTGTTTATGGGAGTCTAAAATGGATTATCAAAATTCTATCGATACGATTACTCGTTATGCGCTCGGTGAGCAGATTGATGATACGTCCTATAACATGATTCGTTTGTTCACCGACTATGGTAATATCGGTGATATTGCAGAAGTGATTGTTAGCAACTACATGGGTTACAAAAATGCTGAAGATAGCATTCATGGTTGTGATGCGTTCAATACTGAGGGTCGTGCTGTAGAAATTAAGACTGAACGGAAGACCCCGCTTGCAGGCAAAGCCGCTTGGACTTCTACAAACTATGAAGATAAACTTATCAAGTTGATTAAAAGTGACCAAGAGTATCTTCAGGTAGGGTTCACATCAAAGGGTCGTCTGATTTACATCATTCGCACAGAATTGAATAAGACTGGTATTATTGCCAAAATTGGTGAAGCGATTGAAAATCACAAGGGTAAGTCAACAAATCTTACACCGAAGACTGCACACACTCAACTTGGTGACAACTTTGAGGTCGTATATCTTAGTGAGAAGTATCTGAACAAAACTGATATTAATAGTGTTTTCAAGAAAAAACTTCTAAAAAACTTCTAAGTCATTGATTTCATTGAACTTATCCGATATTGACTTTGACCTCGGTTTATCGTATAATGGTTACAAGTTGAGAGATTGAGAGAAAGGGAATCGTAATATGTTATCAAATTTTGTAGTTAAGACCGCAGCGAGTGCCTACCCTTGTCACGTGGAGTTCGACCGATACTTTCTGAGCGGTACTCTGGAAGGCACCACCCACACTGACAAGATGGGTTTCATGTCCTGGGATGATGCCTGCACTTGGGCAGGACTCGTTACCCAGAATGTAAATGTGGATTACGTGGTACTTGAAATGCGTGATCTGAAGACTGGCAACAAGGAGAACTTCTAATGACCGATCAAATGAATGAAGCACTTGACACCCTCTTTGATCGTATCGTTGACGACTATGCCCGATTCGTAAAAGACTTTGATCATCCCCGTGTCGACCGTTTTCACGCTGGTTTGACTATTAGTGGGGGCAAAAAGTACATCAAGATAATCAAGGGCGACACCAAGGACGACCAAACCACGGTGTGGGGTTTCATTGTCAAGGAAGATGATGAGAAATTTCGTTCTGGTGACATCTTAAAGGCAGCATCTTGGGCGACACCTGCTCGCAACAAACCACGAGGCAACGTCCTTCAGGGTGACTTCTCATGGGTACGCTGGACTGGGGTAGCGTAATGGAAAATACTTATTCGAACCGCAAGTTGATTCGTAACGCAATACGGACACCAGATGGTACTGTCATTGAATCGTGTACTCGTCATGACTATGTGACTTATACAGATGCCAATGGTAAAGAATACATGATCGATGGCGGTTTAGATTATGTGAGAAGTTCAGCTCATAAAGATCAAACATCATTAGCTTTGTATGATGATGAGCCTCATGAAGTACAGCGTAAGATTATTAAATGGGGAACATATGGTATCGATGGTAAACAACCTTTACAATTCAAGCCAATCGCCGACATGAATACTGATCATATTAAAGCTGTCTTGAGAACACAAAATTTTATATCTCCTGTTATTAAGGCTTGCATGATTGTCGAGCTAGAGGAACGAGATAACGTTTAACACCCCGTTGTAATTGACGGCAAATACGGAAAAGGATATCAGGTAATATGAAAAATACTTATTGGAACAGCAAGTTACAACAAACCACAATCGCGATCGCAATGTTATTGACCATAGGTTGTTCAACCCAACCATCTACATATGTTGATAATTCAACAGCAGACCAAAGAGATATTCAAGCAACTGGAGCAGCTGCGACTGCCGCGGCACATTCTAATAATAGTAAGAATGTTGATATTGAAGTAAACTCTAATGTTCCGTTAGTGCGAGGAACAAACGTTTCTTCGCTCAACTATCAAGAATTACCTGGCGTGTGTTGTGCCTATAACTCTGACGGCACTCGTAACTACGAGCGCGAACATGAGATTTACATTCAGAAACAGTATGGGCGGATACAACGTGATCGAAGAAATACTTACAGCGGGTATGCCTCGCAACGCGCCAAACAAAATTTCAAAAATAAAATGGAACGTAAGATAGACGAGAAAATAAATCACTTCTTGAATAAGTTATTTTAATGAATATATTTCCACTTGAATATAGACCTGGTTCAGATGAACCTTGTCCAGTCTTATCGGCTCAAGTCCAGTGTGATAAACATGTGGTGAAAATGCCAACTGAGTCCGGACAAATGCTTTCAACAGCACATCGTATGCTTGACGGTAAACTCACTATGCGACCATCAGTATCAGGCAAACGCATGGTCAAATACTGGGACTTGTTTGAAGGTCGCGATGATCTTGAAGCGGAGATGATATATTATAGAGCCGTTCATATGGGACATCCTTCCACTGTATGGACTATGGAAACAGAATCCAACTACCGATGGCATTGGCGACACATGTATACGCTCTGTGCCGAGTATACGCATCGATACGGTAAGTTTCATGGCGCGGAAAAGGTTCTATGGCCTTTGCGTTCTCCTCCTCGTAACATACCCAAAGGTCCTCTGACGAAAATGCCTTTAGCAATGAAGTCAAACCCAGAGTGTATGAAAGATGACGTTGTTGAGTCCTATCGTTTATTCTATCAGACCAAACAAGAAAGGTTCTCAATGACTTGGAAAAATCGTGACGTACCTACTTGGTTCAAACAAACAGAACTGGCGGCCGCATAAATAATGCCATACCACTCTACTCATAGGGATGAGTTATGGCCGCGGGACGTATTAATAAACTTAGCATAACAAAAGAAAATGCGCTGAAAAAGTGCATTGCGCCTTACACATACACAATTAAAGAACAAAATAACTCGACTGCAATTGTGATTGTGCGGGCACCTTCCACAGAACGATCAGATGTGAAGGTTGCTATTGAGAAAAAACTAAAAACTAAAAAATATGACTATGTTGGTGTTCGTGCTGGTGGAAGTATCGGCGCGACTGACATTATGGTTGATGATTACAAAGTCAGAGTCACCTACAAAGCTTTGTCAGGCGGTATGTCTGAAACAACTTTGAATTCAACGATCACCGAACTGGCGCCTGCACTGGCATTCATGTCCAATAAGAAGACTTTCTCAGATGTGAATAAATTTTATTCTTTTCTGGAAGCAACCCTTAAACAGGCAAACCAGTCTGGTTGTTATCTAAACACAAAAGATCAACAAGCAGGACATGACTTCATTAAAGATATGCCAACATCTTCTAAGTTTAAAGAGAAGATGGAGAATGCAATGGGTGTACTCAAATATCTATGGGCACTCGACAAAGATACGCCAATCGAACAAGTCTATTTTGCTTATCGTGCAAAACCAATAGGTGTCAATACCGACCACAAAGGCGATCTATTTGTTAAGTTTAAGACTGGAAGTATGCTAGGTGTATCACTGAAAGCCGGCAGCGCGAAGTCTGCTGAACCTCAATTAAATACATACGTTAATAAGTTCTTTGATGATATGAATCGTCAGACCGACAAGAATAAATTGAAGGCCTCGGTGTACAGAAACGTACACGAAAAGGTGGGTTTACCGGAGAAGTGGCAAGAGGCAGCCAATAAGAAAGATGCAATTGAAACGATTGAACAGTTTAAGACAGATAAACCGGCCGAGTATGAAACACTGTACGACAAACAGTTGGAGTTGTGTAGAAAAGCGGTAATCGATGCGGTCAATTTGAATAAGAAAGACGCAGAAAATTACATTAAAAGAAAAATTATTAAAAGAGACGAGAATGTGCCTCTTGAGGTCGTGAAGGCATTCGGAAAAGATTTTAAATATGTGACAGATGAAGACGCAATTGAAACGCATCTTCCGGGTTGTAAAAAAATTGTAGCGCGTAAATCGTCATCGTCGAAACAGGAATGGTTTATCGATCTTATTGCAAAAGAAACAATTACGATGAAAATGTCTATTCGTACCAATCAACCACCGCCGAATAATAAAATCGCACAGGGATTTAATTTGGCTATTAAATTTAACGGAATCGGCCATTGATAAATAGATAGAAATAAAACTTCTATCGAGTAATGTGCGATTTCTCATTTAAGTAAAGGATTTATGATGAAAACATTTAATCAGTTTATTTTAGAGGCATTCGATAAACCTTATCCTGTCAAACTAAAGAAAGTTGACAGCCTGGAGTATGTCTCTAAGACAAAGTTACCTGACGGATCAAATTTGGAAATAGAATTCACCGGTGTCGAATTTGATGACATACAGTGGAACATTGTATTTACCCGTGACGGCAGTATTAAAAAAACAGGTGAAGGCGACGAAATGAAAATCTTCGCCACAGTGATTTCCGCGACTGAGAAATTTCTTAAAAAAGTAAAGCCAAACTATGTGTCGTTCACGGCAGACAAATCTATGGGTGTTAGTAGAACAAGTTTATACAGCAAACTGTTAAAAAGATACGCTTCCAAGTGGGGATACAAGACAACAACTGACAAGTCATCTTCGAGTTCAGATGTTTTTCACATGGAGAAAAAATGAAAACATTTAATCAATTTATTTCTGAGGGAGTCAATGACCCCGCAATTTTTAAAGCAGTTTTCCTCGCAGGTGGTCCTGGTTCTGGTAAGTCATTCATCGTAGGTAAGACTGGTCTTCCGCAACTTGGTTTCCGTGTTGTCAACTCAGACGATGCATTTGAGAATGCAATGAAGAAGTCTGGTAAGGCAATGACACCTGATGAGATTTTCTCTAATGAAGGTCAAGCAATTCGTGGTAGAGCAAAAATGATCACCGCTAAAAAGTTAGAGAGATATTTGAAAGGTCGTTTAGGTGTTGTTATTGATGGAACAGGCCGAGACTTCGCAAAACTCAAAAAGCAATCCAAGATGATGAAAGATTTAGGTTATGATGTTTCAATGATATTTGTAAACACCGACAAAGAAACCGCACTTGAACGTAATCGAAACCGCGAGCGTTCATTGCCCGATGAAGAAGTCGCTAAGATGTGGGAATTAATTCAGAAGAATATCGGTATGTTTCAAACCCATTTTGGCAAAAAGAACTTTTTAGTGGTTGATAACTCAAACGGTAAGGACTATAAGGCAGAGACGCTTCGGGCATATAAAGACGTATTGAAGTTTACAAAAAGACCAATTGATAATAAACTTGCTAAAGGATGGATCTCTCAAGAGAAAGCCAGAAACAAAACATAGGGTGATTAATTTCATTAGACATAACGTAAAGGTAAATTACGCATGATAAAACAATCAGGAGGTTTCCGCTCCGTGTTGTCGTTCGACCGTTTCTTAATTGAACAAAAGAACACACACATGGAGCACCTTTGACTTGAGGACCTAATATTTGATGGAGGTGTGAAAGGAACCCGCAAGTCAATCAATTTCCTCCGTGACCTTCGTGACATGTTGTCGGGCAATAACAAATCATCAGTTATCCGAACGGTCAAGTGGGATGGTGCTCCTGCTATATTTGTTGGTGTTGACCCGCGTGACGGTGAGTTCTTCGTTGCAAAGAAAGGTATCTTTAATAAGAACCCAAAGGTATACAAGACTCCCGCAGATGTGAAGGCAGATACTTCCGGCGACCTTCAAACAAAGTTACTGATCGCACTTGAGGAATTCTCCAAGTTAGGAATTAAGAGTGGAGTATATCAAGGCGACCTAATGTTTACGAAAGGTGACGTTAGTAAGGAGACCATCGATGGAGAAAGTCTTTATACTTTTCAACCTAACACTATTGTTTATGCTGTGCCTGTCAAGTCTAGTCTTGGAAAATCGATATTCAAAGCTAATATCGGTGTTGTTTGGCATACTACTTACACTGGTGATTCTTTTGAGTCTATGTCTGCTTCTTTTGGTAAAGATATAGTGAAGGGATTTAAATCTAGTTCTTCTATTTGGCAAGACGATGCAACCTATAAAGATGTGAGTGGAGCGGCATCATTTACTAAATCAGAAACAGAAGAGGTGACAAAAATACTCTCATCTGCTGGCGCATTGTTCCGTAAGATACCGTCGAAACTTCTTGATGAGTTTAAGAACAATAAAGAGTTCCGAGAAAAAACCAAGGTGTATAATAATACATTCGTTCGAGCAGGAAAGAAGATTAATCCTAAAACTCATGTCAAAGGATTGATGGATTACATTTACAATTTCTATCAAAAAGAAATTGATAAAAAGAAAACGGAGAAGTCAAAGAAAGTCTGGGTCGATAGACAGATTGATGCGATGTCAGTCTTTAACGAATATAGTAAAAACGATTTATCAAATGTATTCTTATTGGTCAATCTACTGGCAGACGCTAAAGATTTGATTATAAATAAAATGAATAAAGCGAGTGGTATGTCTACCTTTCTACGAACACGCAATGGATTCAAAGTGACGGAACAGGAAGGATTTGTTGCGATAGACCATCTATCCAATGATGCTGTAAAATTGGTTGACCGATTGGGATTCTCTCAGGCCAATTTTTCACCGGACATAATCAAAGGTTGGGAAAAATAATTTTAAATAATGAAGGATAGATGATGACTGAAAATAATGGGCAGTTCCAACAATTAATTTCTAAGAGAAAGTGTGGATTCGAAGGTGTTCCTGAATTCTGGTGGATTACATCTGATCGGGGTGCTTATGGAAGCGAAAGGTCTGGACCACTGTGCGATTGGATTACAAATCGCGATGACTTCATGAGACCGGTCAAACAGTTCAATACTGTAATACAGGCCGGTGGCAACTGTGGAATGTATCCTCGTTTTTACGCAAACTATTTTGAAAATGTATATACATTTGAACCTTGTCCAATCAACTACGCTTGTTTGGAGTTAAACTGTGTGGGCGACCAGTATCACAAATACTTTGGTGGTCTGGGTGCTGACACACTCAGTAAAACTATAGTCCGCAAATCGATGATAAATGTCGGAGAACATCAGATATCTGAAACACCTGGCGACACTGTGATGTATACAATCGATGGATTGAACTTAGAACAATGTGATCTAATACATTTAGATGTTGAAACTTATGAACCAAAAGTGTTGATCGGTGCTCTACAAACAATTCAAAAATTCAGACCTCCAATCATACTAGAACAGGGATCTGGGTATCATGTAATTGAATTAGAAGGTTATGTTGAGTATAGTAAAGGAAGAATGGACACGGTGTATATTTACGACCCCAAGTAATCATTTTATAAAAATTAAAAATGTATAAATAAACATGTAAGCAGTTTAGGCTACGGCAGACCTGCGCTAACTGGGATAAGGTTAAGGCAAACTCCAATTATGAAAGTAACCGAAAATAACAGTGTTGGGCGTTCACTGGAAAACATCGAAAAGTCTCATTTATCCGAGAAAGCCGGGTCTGCCGCAGTCGTTTCTTTTGGTAGACTAAATCCACCTACAACTGGTCACGAGAAACTGGTTGATAAGGTGAAGTCTGTCGCGAAGAAAGAAGGCGCAGACGCAAAGGTTTATATGTCCCATAAGCAGGACAAAAAGACGAATCCCCTCTCTTATAACGACAAGTATAAGTTCGCCAAAAAATCATTCGGCAATGTGATGAAAAAATCCAAGGCCCGAACAATCATAGAAGTTCTAAAAGAACTCGATAAAGACTATGACGATGTAAAGGTTGTTGTAGGAAGCGATCGCGTGTCCGAGTTTAAAACACTACTAAACAAGTATAATGGTAAAGACTATAACTATAATAGTCTTGAAATAGTTTCTGCTGGTGATCGCGACCCTGATGCCAACGATGTTTCTGGTATGAGCGCATCAAAACTGCGAGCGTTTGCCACTGATGGTAAGTATGACGAATTCCGCAAAGGAGTGCCTAGTAAGTTGAGCGACCGTGATTCTAAGATAATGTATGATACTATAAGGGAAAATATGGGTATTACAGAAGAACTCACAGAGGTGTTGGATCAACGACAACGCATGAAGCGCAAACAAATCATGCGAAAACTGAAGTCCAAAATCGCTCGCGGTAAAAAGATTGCTGCGAAGAAAAGAGCATCACCGGAAAAACTAAAGATGAGGGCTCAACGCCAAGCAAAAGAAATCATTCGTAAGAAGGTTGCCGGTAAAGGTGGTGAAAACTACGCCAATCTCTCGGTTTCTGGTCGTATGGCAATTGACAAGAAAGTTGAGAAGAAGAAATCAGCGATAGCTCGTATTGCTAAGAAATTGAAGAGCAAGGTCAAACGAGATGAGACTGAACGATTCAAAAAAATGCGAAGCAAGAAAAACGAGGAGTTAGCGCCTCTTCTGATGCCCATAATTGAACAAGTGGAATATGAGACAATCAGCGAAAGCATTGAAAAGAATTTAATAAAAAAAAGTGATCGTTATGGCGTTTCACTTGAAGAGATAAAAAACTTATATATTGATTGTCGTGGTTCTTATTATGTTCACGAAAATACTAAATCAGAAGAACAGTGGACATTTGATCGTCTTAATGTTATTCTCGCCAATAATCAAAAACAAAAGATCAATGAAGCGATTGATCATCATTTGATTGAAGACATACCGTTCTCAGAAAACATATTCCGAATGCATAGTGCGAATTATTATAAGTTGTATACTGAGGCGAAGAAACAATATGCCGCAGGCACACTGTCGGTGGGTGATTCATTTGATCACGAACTACTCACCTCTGATATTGGTGAGTTTGGTTTGTATGAGGGAATTGAAGTTCCTTTAGACTTACCCATGTTAAATGAAGAAGAAGATGTTGAACTAAATAAACCCAAACGCGGTGGTCCAAAGAAGTTCTATGTGCATGTCAAAGACCCGAATACAGGCAATATAAAGAAGGTATCGTTTGGCGATACTTCTGGATTAAAAGTAAAACTTGATGATCCCGCAGCAAGAAAGTCATTTGTTGCTCGTCATCAGTGTGATATGAAGAAAGATAAAACCAAACCAGGATATTGGGCGTGCAGATTGCCACAATTCGCGAAACAACTTGGTCTTTCTGGTGGTGGAAATTATTTCTGGTAATGAATCCATATCTAGAATTGTTAATGCACGATGGAAAGAAAATGAGGACCTTCTCATTAGATGTGCCTGAAATAGAGTTGGTGTGGCACCAAGACGAACACGACCGAAAAGTTGATGTGATGTCAGGTGAAGGATGGCAATTTCAGTATGATAATGAGATTCCGTTTAAGTTGAACAAAGGTGATACATTCACGATTGAATCCATGAGATATCATCGTGTTGTCAAAGGAACAACACCTTTAATATTATTAATTGATGAGGAAAATTGAATGTCAAAATTAGATGACACACCAGAAAGCGTTATGGCCGCAGTTAGAGACATTATGATGAAAAATCAAAATCTCTATCAGAAGGATTTGGAGTCGCAGTTTGCACCACAACAACATGCGACACCAGATGAAGTTGAAGCAGTAACACAAAACAATACGGTAGAAGTTCCTGATCCTGCACCGGCAGCAGTTGATGTTGACCCAGAGACAGTTATTCCTACACCAGAGGAACAAAATGGCAGCTGAAGACCCAGACATAAAAGATCGTAAAGGTTCTCAACCAAAGAAGTACCATACTGGTCTTGCAAAGTCTACAAAGACAAAGCGTGATGCTCACTTTAAAAAAGGTGCGAAAATGGATGACGATAATGCGGCCGCGTACAAACCTGCGCCGGGTGATGCGGATGCCAAGACCAAACCATCTAGTCATACTAAAAAATTCAAAGATATGTATGGTGAAGAGAAAAACCACGAAGAAGTTGTCATTGAAGATGCTGGTAAAGCACTCAAGAATAAGGCAGATAAGACTGGTATGCCGGTGAGCATACTTCGTAAGGTATACAATCGTGGAGTTGCTGCGTGGCGAACAGGTCACCGTCCGGGAACTACTCCAGAGCAATGGGGTCTTGCTAGGGTCAACTCTTTCGTGACTAAATCTTCGGGCACATGGGGAAAGGCCGATGCCGATCTCGCCGCTAAAGTTAGAAACGAGGAAGTTGATGAAGACACCACAACTGATATAAAATCATTTTTAAGTAGAATGACACAGCCTTCCAAATATAAAAAAGCAATTCGTTTGTTCTTAGATTTGAGAAAAAAGAATCCAAATAGTCCTGTACAGAATCTTAGAAAGACTTCTCAAATGACAGGTATTCGTATTCCTGATCTAGATAAGGTGTTTCGAGATATGGTCAAGAAAGGCCAAATGCCAAAACACTTAATCGATTATCCATCTTTTCAATTAGAAGAAGTTGATCTTGATGAAGGCGCAGTTATTTCTACCACTGTTCGTAAAGAAATAATGAAGAATGGCGGTAAAAATGTCGGTCAAAATAATAAAGAAATTTATTTTACACTGAAAGGTAAGAAACATTCGGTGCCACTTTACAAAAACTTTGTTTCTGATAAAGACTACATGAAAATGCAGGATACTTTGAATGAAGCAGTTGATCCTTCTGATACTGGCGGTGCTGAGGAAGTCAGTATGGCGAAAAAACAAATTGCTGCTATGCGCCATTACCTTGATGGTATCGAATCAAGCGTCGAGGCAAAAGGCGATATGGAAGAGTGGTATCAGAATAAACTCACCAAGGCAAATGACTATTTAAAAACACTTTATGGTTATGCGAAAGGCGATGTTGCTGAAGAAGTTGATCTTGATGAAGCAACCTTTAAAGTGGATGTAGAGGGTCTACCGACATTCTATATGGACGCGCCAAGTCAGGGAAAGGTCAACCAAGCACTGAGAAAGTTATTGAGAAAGGCATCTTCAATTGATGATGTTTCACGAACAACAACAACAAAAATTAGACAAGACTTTCGCGATAGAGTCAAAAATCCAACATCAGATTCAGATGAGGATCCATCAGATGAGTGACTTCAAAAAATTCAGTCTCATTTCAGAACTCACCGACCGAGAAAAAGAAATGATTGCGAAGCGTAAGGCATCTCGCTCTAAGAAAAAACTAGCGCCGAAGAAGGTTGCGAAAAAACCTGATGAGAAGAATGCGAAAGGCAACACATTCAGGGGTTCTGCCGATCCCGCTGATAAAAATATAATCATGCAACTCCGTAAGGCACAAGATGTTGGTGGTAATACGGAAATTCGAGTTTCACCGGCCGGTAAAAAAGTAAAACTAAATAAGAAAATGATTGATGCACTTTTGAAAAAACATGATGCATTTAAAAAACCTAGGGAGAAAAGGGTGTTTACTGCGAACTTAATTAAAGCATTACGAAAGAATGAAAAGATCAGGTCGTTTGATGAGGATTTGTCCGAGTCATCTCTTCGAAAGAAGATTGCAAAGCGTGGTGCTGCTGAAACTGCCTTGAAGAAGATGGGCGGCGAGGATGCTGAGATGACAGCATTCCTTGTGAGTCAAGGCGATATGAAAGAACTTGATCAGTTTGTAAAGAAAGTTAAAGGCTCTAATCGCAGTAAGATCCAAGCAATCCTTGATAAGCATCTGAAAGAAGAAGTCGAACTAGATGAAGCGATGATGGACACTTGGACAGTAGAACTTCCTGCGCTTAAGAAGAAGGTTCCAGTTAGAGCCAGAAATTCTCGGGAAGCTATCAAGAAAGCGGCTAAAGTAGCTGGTGCTGATTGGAAGACTGTTAAACTTGGAAAGGTTCAGAAAGAAGAAGTCGATCAGGTTGATGAAGCATTTAAATTCTTTACTACAAAGAATGCGAACGATTTTGGCGAAGACAAAGCACTGAGTTATGGTCGCAAGAAAGGTTATAAAGAAGCTGGTGTGATTGGTGACTCACCGATAAAAGCAATGGTCCTATTTCATCTCAAGTCTGTAGACAAAAAAGATTTGAGAGGAGCAAATATTAAATCTGGCGAGCAAGTGTTCCGCTATGCCACTCGATCTACAGTCGCAGGTGATATCTTCCCGCTGGTTAAAGTCAATCTCGACAAAGGCATGGTTTATTATCTCACACAAGAATCATCTTCTGGTGAAATTGATGAAGTCAAATTCGAAACACGCGGAGCTAAGTTGAAGTTTGCTCGTATGATCTCAGATGTTGCAGAGTCAGTTGAACTTGATGAGATGAAAAGTGATGCTTACGTTGTCGCCGTGAAAGATCCAAACGGTTGGAAAGTCGTTTTCGCTGGAAGCAAAAGAGATCAAGAAAAAGAAATCAAAAAGATGAAAGCCGATGGCAAAAAGATAAACAAAGACTTCCGCGGATACTTTTCACCCGGCAGAAAGATTGGTGACGTTATCAAAGAGTCAGTCGTGCAGGTTGATGAGTCAATAATAAACCGTTTATTTTCGGAGGGTCGGGGTCCGATACCACCCAAACTTATCGCTAAACTCAAGAAAGAGTACGGCTCGATTGATAAGATCGATGTCACAGGTCCTGCTTACAAGAAAATGAAGAAGTATATTAAATCTATCGACAAAGAAGACCTCATGCATCTTGCAAAGGCAAAGATCAAGTGGATCTCACAGTTTGCGGCTAATGAACTTCGCTCGACACACGATGTAAAGATGAAGGCAAAAGAGTATATGGAATCAGTAGAAGAGGAAACAACCATGATCAAAGAGTTAATGAACATATATGAAGAGATCGTGAACGAAAAAGAAAAGGAAGAATGTCCGAAGTGCGAGGGAGAAGGTTGCGATCATTGCGACAATAAAGGTTATCACACTAAGGAAGCACTCGATCCCGTAGGTAAAGCAGACGCCGACATCGACAACGATGGTGATGTTGACAAATCTGATAAATACCTGAAGAATCGGCGAAAAGCAATTTCCAAAGCGATGAAAAAATCTGGTAAAAGCTGATGGGCTGGAGAGACAAAGTGGTTGAAAAAAACCATGAGGTGGTATCACCTCCGGTTAGCCTTGTTTCCAGTAAAAGAAAAGATACATGGCGCGATGAGATACGAGAAACGCGATCTGATAAATATGCGTTTGATGTAAAGAAAACCTATCTCGTTGTAAACGGTAAGATTAAGGAAATTGGTTCGAAGTCAAAATATCTTTTAGATATGTTAATAATAAAAAAGGAAGACTAAAATGGCACTATGGGGAGTAACAGACGGAGCAGAATCCAGACCAAAATACCTAACGCAAGCGGATAAAAATAACACCGTTGCGAAGGCTGAGGGTTGGGTACTAAAGAAAACAGTTGGTTCAAGAAGCATGGAAGAGATTCTTGTCGCAATGAGTCCTGGAACTAACCTTCCAACCGCGCTTGCCGAGGCAACAATCACTGGAGTATACTTCAAGGCTGCATCATACGACCAAGCTGATACTGCAACTGTTGTTGTTAACTGGAATGAAAATGTAGATATCACTAACGGTGCAACATTGACTGTTACTGGTTCGGTCACTGGGGCAATTACTGCAACAGCTGCCGCACAAACTGTTGTTAATAAAGGTGAATTCACATTTACAGTTCCATCTCAAGCAGAAGACTTGTCAATCGGCGCTGGTTCTATAACAGGAACTATTGTTGATACTGCGACAGCTGTCGTATCAGATAAGACATTTGCCGCCGGCGACAGATTGGGCGCTGCTGGAACAGGCACTTACGCAGATATTAGTGTCGCTTAACTAAGATAAAACATTATGATGAGAAGCTTGAACGAATCAAATTTTGTATTGTATGCTGCTGCGAATTATGAAAATATACATTGTTACGACACTCAAGAGTTTTATGAAGATTTGAATAAGTTGAAATATCTGAAAAGATTATTTTCACGATATTATATGAAGGATGAATTGAGAGAACGATTGATCTTAAATCATCTCACTACACTTTATAATATTTTTGAGTTTCGTGCAATTACTAGAATGCTCTTTTTTAGAATTGAAGAAAAACACTGGCCTATACTGAAAACCTTTTTAGTTTTCTTAAACTATATGCCTGATATAATATATGATATTGATCCTCACGGTGATATCCGCACAGAGTATGTGTCTATCGAACCACAAATAGCAAACTGTTTAAGGAATATATAGTGGCAAAAGGTGTATTGGACCTCACCGCAGTATACATGTTTCTCAAAAAATTAGTCTTACCCTTTGAAAAGTGGGAAGCATTTGAGGCGGGTGTTATTGACAAAGATGGTAAAATCCTTATTCCTAAAGATAAGAGGGATATGAAACAGAGTAACTCATATGGATACTTTGATCGTCTTGTTGCCAATCTTAAAAAACTGATGGGTAAAATCCCAGGTGGGCGCACACGACTCGCAAGTTTTGCCGCAGCGTTACTACTACTCCGTGAAGAGAACATTGATCCAGACGATATACCGACGCTCACAGAACGACTTAACCACTATATGACTGAAGCAGAAACACTGATCGAGGACATGTCCGCAGGTTCGGGCGCCATTGCCGGTATAGGTGTGGGAGATGATGGGGAACCAGGCATCTCACCCGATGTGGTGAAAAAGAATAAAAAGAAAAAGAAGAAGGCAGAAGTGGGTCGAAAGATTTTATCCTTTAAAGACCACTCTGACAAAGCATGATAAAGTATGTTGTCTCACTTGCCTTCGTGGCAATGATTGCGGCCGCGGGTAAATTATATTATGAAGATAATAAAAATACGATCGCGACCTTAACTCAACAGAATGCGGAGTTAAAGATAGCGCTTGACATGTGTGTGGCTGACAAACAACAACTGATTGAAGAAAGAAATAGATTACAGGAAAATAGTAAAGAACTTGAACAAAGTTTAATACGATCTGAAGAATATCAAGACATACTCGCAAAGAAGTTTAGAGAAAATGATATGGTGTTATATTCTTTGCGTAAACCCAATTGGATGGAAAATATTATTAATGATGGAACTGAAAAAATATTTAGGGATATTGAGTCTGACACTGATAACATCGTGCGGGCACCTTGAACCTAAAGAACGCATTGTCACCGAATATGTAAAGATTGGTGTACCGGTTCAAGAAAGACCGAAACCAGTTACTCTGTATGATGTTCGATTTGATGTTGTCACTAAAGACAACATCGATCAGTTCATAGAAGAAAATAAGAAAGCATTTGGTGGTATCATCTTTCTTGGGTTGACAATACCAGATTATGAGAACATGTCTCTGAACATTGCTGAACTTCGTCGATACATCAATCAACAGAAGTCTATCATTGTTTTTTATGAAAACTCACTAAGTGTGAAAAACACTAAATAAAACATTAACCTATAATTGATCATATCATTGTATTCATTTGTTTTATATAATTATAACTCATTGCTTTATAATTAAAAGGATCCTATAATGAATGGTCAAAACAACGGCCCAAGCTTGCCAACAGCGGAACATTACACGCATCGTTTAGATCGCATTGAAGAAAAAATAGATAGGCTCGCTGACGCAATGATTTCAATAGCGAGGGCTGAGGAAAGAATTGTGGCCATAGAAGCGGATCGCCAAGACTATTGGAAT